CTTGTCACATCATCTTTAGTCCATGGTGCTTTGTCTTCGTACATCGCAGACCACAACTCTATGTAATCGATTGTCTTGTCATCTAGGACAATTGTACTAAGCACCTCTCCTTGGGCTGCACGCTCTTTAAAAACCTTTCTAATCCACTCTATTATCTTGTGAAACATATACTGCCTCCTAATAATCTATCAATCTCTTTGCGAAACGCTCGATTGTATATTCAAAGCTATCTAGTGAGTCTATATCGCTCGTTCCGTCATCAAGCCTTACGTTCTTTGTTTTTTCCTTTGGGTCCCAAATACACGTACTTAAAGCTAGCACCAACGATTCGCTCAAGTTTTCGATATAAAAAAACCGCCCTTGAGCCATCAGCCTGGCGGTAAGATTTATTCTGTTGTTAACCTCGTCTTTCAGTGCGTTGTGAATGCGTATCCATCCAAGTCCGTTTTGCCTTAATGCCTGTCTAAAACCTGCAATAAGTGTTTGTTCTGCATTGTCACAAAATATGTCTGTGACGGTACCATATCGGTTAATGACTTCACGAACAAAGTCACAAAACATTCCTTCTAGCATCGTGGGAGGTATCTCGGCATCTGTACACGGAATCCTCTTCGATAGCAAACTAATCACATTCTTGTAATCTGATGTAATCCCTGTTGCCACGAAAGAATGCGCAGACCCCGTTCCCCCAAAGTCAACTCCGATGTAGATATTCATGATTCGAGGAATTGAGTCTGTCCAAATATGCCTTTCAGGATTGTCTGCAAAATTCCTGTATATAAGCCCCTCAGCTATACACCTTAACCCTAGAATGTCTCTTTTGTACCAAATCGATGTCTGGTCATACTGGCTCTTTATCTCGGCTCGTCTTTGCTCTGAAATGTTAATGTTATCGTCAATTGTGAAGTGCTGGTAGTTGTATCCACCAAGCAATTCTCCTTTTTCCGCTTTTTCTGAGTACTTATCGATATACTCGGTATAGATGTCAGCATTCGGATTGTCCGGATTCAAGTCCCAAAAGAATTTACGCTTGTTTGCCGCAGCAGTACGGTTAAATGCCTCTTTGATAGTGTTATCGTGATGCAAATTGATTTCTGTAGCAATCCACATTCCGTACGAATTACCTCGAATCTTTTTAAAACTATCTGCTTTCGCACCGCCCGCAAAGATTACAACCTTCTGTCTGCCACCTGTTGATGGCCCTTTTATAAACAATGCGTCATTGTCTTTATATTTGCCCCATCTGCTTTGTCCACGAAAGATATATTCAAGCCCGAAGCCATTCGCATCGCCAATATTAAGCTTGGCATTTGCGACAGTAGATCCAGTAGCAAGATGTAATTTATCCTTAGCCGTTTTGAGTTCGTGCGCAAAGGCAAACACATTATCCACGGTCTTGCCAGCTCTTATTGCTCCTTCTGCAATGTTATACATACACTCAGCTGACCGCCTCATGTACTCCTTATGCTTCTCGGAAAAATTAAAAGGGATTGTCTTACGCCTTATTATCGCCATATACATCCCCCTCTATATCATCTAAGAACTCAACTTCATCATCTCCACCGATTCTACTCGTCTCAGCTTTAAGTTTCGCAATTCTCATCTTCTGTTCCTCTGTGGCAAGGTCCCAATCCCTATGAAGCATTTCGTCATATTGCTTAATCAGGTTCCTTAATTCGCCCTGGGCCCTAGCTTGCGCCTTGAGAAAGTTATTTTGCTTATCCCAAGCCTGCTGCACTTCCCACTTAGACCCTATCGTAGCTCCTGCCTTGGCTTCGACCTGCTCGACTGTCTTGTCTCTTTGGTCTTCAACGTAAGCGATCTTTTGCGCTCTTATGATAGCAGCATAAGCAAGCTGTATCTGGTGCCACAATAAATCGAGTGGACTTGCCTGGTCAACAGCATGTACAATCTCAAGAGTTTCCTCTGGCAAGAATCTGGAGAAGAACCCAAATTTCTCAGCTCGCTTGTTCCCCCTTGGGGCTCCTGTCGCATTTTTGTTCCCGAGTTGCGCAATCGAGTTTTTGTGTGCACCCTTTTTCTTTTTTTGTGTGCACCCTTTTCGCTCCCAGTTATATCTCTTCTTCCACGACTTGACAGTGTTGAGACTAACGCCATATTTCTCGGCAATGTCTTTGTATTTCATGCCGTTCATATAATCTTGTTTTGCTAGTTCATATTTTTCAGCCAAGCCTCACCACCTCTCTTTTCGTCTGTTTTGTAAGTATGAAAAAAGACACCTCTTTTGAAGTGCCTTTAGGTTATTTCACTTTCTAATTTAACTGCTAAGTCTAAGCCCTAGTCTTAGCTGATCCATTTCATGCAACTTTCCTATTTTCTCATCTAAATCACAATGATTTAATCTGATATATTTATCGTGCCTTATGAAAGACTCTTTCGGAAGTCCGGACTTTTGCCATTCTTGTATAACGTATTCTGGAGGATTATCGCCCCTGTTTCGGCTTGTAATCTTCAAGCAAATTATAAATGCTGTATTGTTATTTATAATTAAAACCGGTCGTCTTTTTATTTCAGTACTATCCTCATATCGAACCCTTGCCCAATATATGTCCCATCTTTTAATAGTCATATTCCTCCGGAAGCACTAATACATCATTTTCATCCCTGTACCCTACTATGTCGTCCTCTGGTATTTCAAATTCAGGCATCTCAATGCTAGGAAGTTTGTTAAAATATCCCTCAATTAAATCATTAGTGATTCGTATATTTCTCTTATAAGGGTCGTAGACCTGACTCCAAGGAGTACCGTCCTTGTGCGTTAAGTTTTTTAATGCTTCTCCCGTATACTGACCGTATACCCTGGCAACATCAACTAAGAGTTCTTTTTCGTCCTCGCTAAACTTATCACTATTAAAGTCTTTAGGAAGCATGCTTATTGGCTGATTACAATAGCCTTTAAACGTATGATACACAGAAGGGACAACAGGCCCATATTGCCATGCTTGAATTTCATCAGCAAATAGTGGCTTTGAAAACCTTTGCAGGCAATGACCTTGTGCGTAGAACAACAATTTATTCATTTTGAGGTTCGTTAGTTCATTTTCCTTATTTGGCATAAGATAAATAAAGAAATTTGCAACATCAACTGCATTCAACATAATTCATCTCCCTCCTTCTTTGTAGTAATATACCACAAAAGAGATGGGAAACGCAACTTTTTTTGCATTTATGCAAAAACATCTTGCAACACAAAAGACGCCATATATAGGCGCCTTCTGCTGGTTATTATGTGAGATATAAATTTTGAGGAAGCCACAATTCCCTTTTCGCTAAATACAATATATCACATCAAAAACGTGAAATGTGTGAAAGTTTTAAGATACAAGAATCATCTTTTTACTGGTTACAATATATCACACTTTTTTGTTGCATTTGTTGCAAGTTTCTTCAATCTCTTAGATACTGTAGTTCTGTCACAATGCATGACATCTGCCACTTCCTCCTGCGAACGCTCCTCTATGTAGTACATCCGAAGTATTGTCCTCATGTCCGGGTCGCCTATAGCTTCTATCTCTTTTTCTATAGTCTCAATTAGCTTGCTAATTTCGTCTAGCTTGCGTTTTAACCGTCTCTCCCTACTCGATATATCTTTCCAGTCAAAATCGACTCCTATAAGCGATTTAGGGATTCCTTTTCCCGTTCGGTAGTCTTTGTAGTAGTCTGTGACTATTTCCGGCTTAGCATGGTCGATAGAATACTTTAACCCCTCTGCTTCTCGTCGCAATGCTTTAAGCTGCTTAATCTGTTCGTAGTCTATCATGGCTATCACCTCGCTCCGTTCTTCCCCACTCGATTCGCTTTATTTGTCTATCGATTTTGAAAAACTTTGCATGCTCTACGCGCTCATTAATCCCTAGCAAATATTTGACTTGTGTTAACATGATCTCTACGTCAGCGACTTCCTCAATCAGATTGGCAAGAAATCCGCTTTCGTGCTCATACCTCTCGAATTTGTTAAGAGCTTGTATGAGTTCGGCCAATTCTTCTATCAGCATGTCCTTCTGACCCATGTATCCATAGTGATCTGCAATATATTTCATTGCTTTCGTTCTATTACCCATTACCTGCTCCTATCTGTTATCTGTATGGCGAACTCTCTGGCCATAAAACTTCTATGCCGTTCTTTAGTGCGTATAAGTGCTCAGTGCAAGCGCCTTTTGAGTGCACCCAATTGTCCAGCATGTAGATGTGCGTTGCCTTATCCAAGAGCCTTAAGCATATCACCATGTAGTCATCCCAATCGCAGACCTCTGGCAATACTATTTCAGCTGGGTTAATAATCTCTGCCCCAGGATACTCGTCAAAGAGCATTTCCTTTGCCTCTTTAAAAGTCTTCTCGTAGTCGTCATAGTCGGTAATCCTACCGCTGATGTATATTGTCATTTTTTGCACGCTACACCGCCTCCCTTTCAATCACTTCTAAATCGTGCTTGTATTCTTTTAAAAGCTTGTTCAATATATCCTTACTTGCGTCATCGACTGTTTCATCCTTTAGCAATTTCTCGATATTCTCTATTTCCGATTCAAGGAAATTGCTTGCGTAATTTATTAATCTAGCTTGTGGTATCATTGCCTCTCCTCCTTGTATGGCTTTGGGAATGGTTGCCATGCTATAACATCAATGTGTCTATCGATTGCGTCCTCGTCAGATGCTTTCCCATATTCCGATAGCACATCTTCGCAATAATTCGAATACCACCACCATTGTCCTTTGTGGTAAATTGCTACACCTGTGATAGGCTCGTCCTTAATTTCCTCGTAATACGATACTGGTGCTCTATTTACCCAAGTTATGAGTACAGGTTCTAGTTCGTTTGGCAATGCTGCTGATGTTGGGAACCATGTGCTTAATTATGTGTGATTACAAATTTGGTTCATTAATTCTGCGTCTATTAATCTCATCGTTACATCCCTTCTGCTATATGCTTATCTGTTCTGTTTCGTTGTAGTTCATCCATATTGTTTCAGTGCGTTTAACTGAACATTCTGCAGTAGTATTTTTACTCAGCTTATTCCAATCTTTGAGATATAAGTTATAGAGTTCGTTGTCGTACCCACTAATCATTATCTTGCAATCACTATCACATATGACTTTTAATAACCTTTTATGGTATTCGTCGTCCAATTCGTGATTGTAAAGGTTTACTTTTCTCGTGTTTAGCAAGTACGGTGGGTCGACATAAATAAAAGTCTCTTTACCTCTTAGACTTTTTATCAAGTCTATTGCGTCCTTATGCTCAATCTGTGCGTTTTTCAGTCTCTCAGCCGCGAATTGCAAGGTAGTGGGTAGTTCTCCCCACGCTTTCGCTGGGTTCGGACTTGTCACTCCTATACCTCGTCTAAAACCATTTTTATATTTGTTTCCACATCCAAAACCTTGCCAACACTTAATCGCAAATAGTCTCGCTCGCTCTACATCATTATTTGCGGTTGCGCTTTCATACGCCGATTCGTATTCTATCCTGCAGTACGGAGTAAGGTTTATAGCTTCGGCCAATTCGCTCGATTCAGTTCTCAGCACTCTAAAAAAGTTATAGACTTCATCGTCTATGTCGTTCAGTATTTCGTTGTAACACGGCTCTTTGTTAAAAAATACTGCGCCACTGCCAAAAAACGGCTCGCAATATACCTTATGAGTTGGGATATTATCAACAATCCATTTTGCTATTCTGTTCTTTGCGCCTGGATATTTTAGTATTGCTTTCATAATTGCTTTAACCTCTTTACATGTGAGCATCTAAAAATATAGTTGTCTTGATCACCTTCGCAAAAATAATGCTTTGGATTGCCGTACCTGTCTTTATTTTCTTCTGTCTTTCTCAAAATGCCTCTATATGCAAAATCATCAAATAGCGTTACTTCTACATGCTGGCCTAAATAATTTTCTAATTCACTTCGTTTCATTTTTCTCCCTCAAAACCTCGTTGCTTTTCTTAATCTTCCTATAGCACCAAACACAGAGATAGTGTTCTTCGCCTGCTATTACTGCACTGTATTTTCCGTACAGGTTGATTCGTTTTCCGCATAGTTCGCATTTCATCTGCTACCGCCCATACTTAATCATATCGTCTACTAGCTGCCTTATGTCGTGACCAGTCATGTCTTTAGTGCCATCTATCATCTGATTGACCGTGCACCTCTGGTCCCATACCTCTCCGAGCAGACTCATGTACGCTTCGAGGAAATATCCAATGCGTTTCTCTCTCCAGCCGTACACTGTCCATAAAACTCGCACCATGATTGATATGTGCAGCAGGTTTTGTAGTTTTATGATTTCAAAACGAGGGACCTGCTCAATTGGTCTTTTTTGCTTTTTACTTTTCTTAGCTTTCGGTATCATGTTATTACTCCTCATACTATGCGTATATAAATAACCTTTCATGCATTATTATTTATTTTTGAGTGTCACCAGATAGTATGGTGACGGTTTAATGTAGTTGTTTCAATGCTTATAGCGATTGCCTTATTTTCTGTCACCAATGGCTTGATGACGTTATATCTCAGTAATTTCAGTGCTTATAACGATTGTCACCAGTGTCACCATGATTTTTAGCTATCCTTACGCGAGGGTTTCTATATATTCTTTTGAGATAAATTTTTTATCCTTATATATAGTGTGTATAAATTCTTGGTGACAGGTGACACTTGACGTTTTTGCTTATATTTCAACATTTATCCGTCATCAACGGCTTGGTGACGCTTGGTGACACCACTCACTATATCGTTGAAATTCCATCATTTTATCAAGTGTTGCCTCTAAGATTTTCTTGGTGACACCTATTAAAACGGTATTTCCTCTTGAACCTCTACAAAACCAATGCTTTCAGAGGTTTTGTCTTCAGTATTCACATGAAGAGCTATTGTCCAAAACCTTATTCCACTGATTCTAATCTGTTTGTCGACTCGTCCTTGGAAGGCATCAGTCAGATTATTCCTGCTGAGCCATTTTGCGAACTCAGCCGGATTGAATCCATTTTCTGAGCATGCTGAATTGAATACATTTCGTATAATATTTATTTCGCCACTCGAGATTCTCCCGTAGATTTTCCCCAACGGCGTATAGTTATCAGTGATAAAACTATTATGATTCTCTGCAATCCATCCCTGGAGCCACTCGTACGCTCGCATATTCTGTGACACATCTTCCTTGCTTGACAAATATGCCTTCATATCCTCGATATTTATTGAGCCCTGATCAAAGAACATGTATTCACCTAAGATAGCATCAGCCGTCAGTAATAAACTCGCTGCAAGTGCTTGCTTTTCTGTAGATTTCTGATTTAATTCCTTGAAAAACAACTGTTGCAAATTGATTGCTTCTTGCATGACAGAGTCGTCTGAAATGATTCTTACGAACTCCTTCCCTGCATGTCCATAGTTCGATTTAACAACCTTTACTATGCGTCCAGGATCATCGAATAGCTTTGTATCCTCACAGCTAATCTCAATGATTCTATTGACCGCACCCCCTCCAGATGTATTCGAAGTTATTGGCTGCTCTCCGGATGTAATAATGCAGTTCGCCCAAGTTCCATTTCGCTGCAGACCTCCGGTCTTTTGTCCTCTTGCCTTTCCTACGCCTTCCGACAACTGATATATGAGCTGGTCAAAATCTTTGCGATCTTTTATAATCTGGAGCTCATCCAGGATTAGGGGCAATGAGTTGACAAAGCCAGCTGATAACTCTTGTGCTACTGCAGTTGAATTAAACGTATGGATGTACTTTCCCATCTCAGGGTTAGCCCATACTGACGCTGCAAGCATTAATCCAACAGTTTTACCTGTCTCGGTTCCACCGCAAACATGGACGAAAAAGGGTAGGCATGAGCACGGTTCAACCAGTACCGAAGCAAACGCTGCAACTAATAAAATTTTAGGCGCTGGATTATCCCCACTTCGGATTTCTTTCGCTAGGTCCATCCATTTTTTACTGTTGCCTTTTTGCTTCACGCTGTTAAAAAAAGATTTAAAGGCTTCTTCTCCATCAAACACTAGTCCATCAACATAAGGTGAAAACCCATCGTCTCCAACCCATCCGAGACGGCTTACGGATTTCTTGCTTGGTATTACATCAAAGTTTAGATTCTCTGCGTCATGCAAATACTTAACAAGCGCTCTAGAGTTCTCCGAGGTGACTGCAATTCCATAGTCGGCTAGTCCGACTATCGAACTGTTTGATGCAATCTGCTTGCGGTCAACAATAATATCTTTCCAAACTGCACCTCGACGATATGCAAGCTTAATCTTTTCAAGCCCAGTGTCTACATTGTCAAGCCTTAGCACTGGCATGATAGGGTGAGGGCATGCAACTTCTTCCATTCCGCCATATCCTACTCTTGAAATGCCACCATCGTCAGCTGTCCATGTGCCGACTTCAAGCTCAAATTCCTGACCTGTAAAGTTTGTTGCGTTGCATATCAAGTCATTACTTGCCATCTGTTTAAGCATCTTTAAATAAGCTTTATAAAGCGTTGTAAAGTTTTTAATTCCTACAGACTTAGCGTGCTCTGTAACAAGTGCTTTCCTCTGCTCCTTTTCCAGAGCATTATCGCTCTGTTCGATGTATTCAAATGGTACAACTGATGTCAGATAATCCTCTTTTGTAAAATCTATGGTACCCATGGATACATCACCCCCTCAATATTGTCATCTAGCCATTGCTCGGAACTAGATATGTAATAGTCAATTAGCTTCGCTTCGTCAGCTTTAAGATCTGAGCTGCAGCGAACTTTAAATAGTCCTCTATGTATGTCTGTCACTTTTGAATAATAATCGCTTAAATCGGATTTTAGAGCCTCTGCCACTTTCGAGATTTTGCTATTTAACGCAATTTCCTGCCTCTCTCTTATACTTGGCTTTTTATTTACTATCCCGAGCGAAAAATCATAGTTTAGCTTCGCAATCGCTTGAGAAAATGTAATTCCGTTCAACTCCATGGCGAGCGTAATCAAGTCCCCTTTTGCTCCACAACTCCAGCAATGATATACCTTTTCCGTATAGCAAAAGTTATTGTGCTTACCTTTGTGAATAGGACACGGAATCCTACCCTTTGGGCTTGTTCCGTATCCATACATTCTGAGGACATCCTCAATGGTCAGTGCGTTTATTATTTTCTCTGCAACTCCATTCATTTCGAGTCCTCCAATAATCTAATGATTTCCTTGCCGGTGTTTGCCTTGTTGCAAAATACATACTCTATACTGTGTTTGTGCTGCCAGGCTGATAGGATTCTATAGATTTGCAAGCCTATAATCTTACCGAACCTTGGTTTCCACATCATCACATCATCGAGCGATTGTATTTTTACTCCATCAATTTTGTCTTGCTCGACAAGGATGTACATCTTTCCACCGATTTCATCGAGCCTCAGCAACTCTCGCTTGAATCGGTCATGCTGAGATGTTGCGTTCTGAGCAAGCTCAGCTATGTTCTGTTTTCTGTCAATAATGACGAGCGGATTAGATAGATCGCAATAGTCACCAACAAACATCTTGCTTGAGATGTATTTAATTCCCTGTCGGTCAAACTCTGCTATTATCTTTTTAATCGCTCTGTCTTTTTCTCTCGTATCAATCTGTATAATCATGATGCACCGCCTAGAATGGCACATCGTCATCGATTGCCTCGAATGTATCCTTTGGTGACTCAGCTGGTGCCTTTGCCTCGTTTTTGGTATCAACGAAAGTGAAATCATCAACCATCAGATTCCAGAAATATTTGTTTTCCGATTTGCTACACTGCATCGAACCATGGACGGCAATCCTGCTGCCTTTCGCAAAAAACTTGTTAATCACCTCAGCTCGCTTGCCAAACACGGTACAGTTAAAGAAATCGGTTTCTTCTCCAAATTTACGATTAACTGCTACCGAAAAGTTACATAAAGAACTAGTCTCACCTTTTGCATTTGTATATGTCTTTAATTCAGGGTCTCTCGCTAATCTACCGAAGATGTTAATACTATTCATTTGCCAGCTCCTCCAAAACTTCAATTCTGCTTAGCTTTTTTGTCTGCCTACAGTAAGCACATTTTTCGCACCTTTTCGGCTCGATTAGTCCGCTTTTTATATCAGCAAAATGGTCGACATAATGTTCAAAGATCTTTAATGCAGCATCTAGCTTGTACTGTGGAACCTTGAACAATCCTAAATCAGCTCCATCCTTCTGCTTTGTCGCACCAGCAATGATAAATGGCAGCCTCTTGCCTGTACTTGCCTCAACTACTGCCTGGTAAATGGCGCCCTGAATGTCGTACCCCCACGCCTCTACGAAACTAACTCGTCCAAGTTCCTCGACATATACCGGCTCAAAATCACGCATTACCTTTAGATCTACGATTGCCTTCCCTTCGTGGTAGCTATCGATTCGGATTTTAAACTCGTGCCCAAACAACTCGGCAGTCATAATTACTTGCTTTTCACCGCTCATGTATTTCATAAACATTTCATCTCGCTCGAGTCTGTTTATAATCTCATTCGCTTGAGTATACTCAGCCTTTAGACTTCCGTCTCGTTTAAGGATTTCCGGGTGCTGCGCCATGAAAAGATCTAAAGTTCCCTCAAAGTGTGCGTCAACATATGATCCAACCAATAGCGCAGTGCTTGTTTCTTCTTCTATTTCTCCGTTAATTCTTGCCATAGTTGAAGCTTCGCACTTCATGAATGATTTAAACTGAGACGAGCCGAAGTATTTCAGCTCGTTTTCTTTATCAAAATAGTTTTCTCTTGTTAGCATTTAGCTGCCTCCTTACAAATAGTTAATCTCGAGTTCGTCCGAGTTGGTTGTTCTTGTTGCAATAAACTGCAAGCCCCTCTCTTTGCACTTTGCGTATAACCTTTCACGGTTCGAATCTGACAGTCTTTCGACACCATCTATGAGGATTACCTGAAGGCTGTTTGGTTTAGATAGTGCCACATCTACACAGAGCTCAAGCTTTTCGCCCTCGGATAAGTTCGTGACTGGCAGTCCATTTATGAGCGGAATGCCATTCTCAACTGTTAGACCGGCAACAGGAAGTGTAGCAGTTTCAAGAATTTCGCCAGGAAGCTTACGAGCAAGCTCAATCTTTCTTGTAAACTCATTTGATACCTCCGTAAGCTGCTCTGTTTCTTCTTCCTTTGCCTTGAGGCGAGCGTATTCGTTTAAGTGTCTTTTCATTTCTTCTGCTGTAGATATTTCGTCCGATAGCGCAGTAGTATCAACTATCGGCTTATCTATATATTCGCTAGCAGTACCGATATCCTTTTGCAACTTTGCAACCTTTGTCTCAAATTCAGCAATCGCAACACGATTCTTATCTTCCAGCTTTGCGTCAAGTCCTTTGAGTTTCTCTTCCGTAGCGAGCTGTTCTGCTTTGAGTCTTTCGATGTTTGCCTTTAAACTCTCTCTTTCTGATGCAATCGCACGCTCATTTGATGAGATGCTAATTTCTTTTTCGGCTTCATATCCTCGCATTTTGTTGTCATATGAGTCCTTAAAAGCTTTTGCTCTCATTATCAGATCGTTGCTTTGTCTTATCTTCTCAAGCTCGTGATACTTCGCTGATAAATCAAATGCCTCCCATTTATCAGCCTGATATCCGCTTGGAATATCCTTTGAGATGTCTTCAATCAACGCCCTGTTATTTCTGATATCGCGATTCACGTTCTGGCGCTCCTGAAAGTAGTAACCCTTTTCGGACTGGATATCATTCAGCACCTGCAAAATATTTTGCTCATAATTGACATCCGGAGGGATTTCCCCAAACTGATCCCTTATCCAGTTAAGGTCCCAATCATACTCAATTAGATCCAGGATTACACGATTCTGCTCTGCCTTTGTCATCTGGGTAAATTCGACTGGGTTGAGCTGCAGTGGTGTGAATAGTGTCTTGAGCATCGACTCAGGGCTACCTATTTCTCGGCCAGCTTCTTTAACCGACTTATAATCAGCCTTATCTGTGCGCTTCTTTCTGTTGATATACAGGTCTGCACCTGCCTCGATGAGTATTTCGCCCTCTTTTTCTCCATTTCGTATGATATAATCTCTATCAGACTGATTTGTTAGAGCATATCTAATTGCATCAATCACAGATGTTTTCCCCGTTCCGTTTGAGCCAGATAGCTCTATGTTTCTTCCGTCAAGTTCGGTTTCGCTGATTCCAAACAAATTTTTAATCTTAATCTTAGTTATTCTCATCGTTTAATATATCTCCCTCTAAATCTGCTTTCTCCTGCTCTGCTTTGACTTGCTTTGCACAATCCATGCAAAGTGTTCGTCCAAATTTACTCTTCGAACTCTGCGCAATAGCCCTTGCCGTGTACTTACCTTCATCTGTAATTTGGCATCCGCACTCATCACAGAAATATTCATCTTGTTTAGGTGCAAATGGTCTCACCCTGATTCCACCCACCTTGTCGCCAGCAAACATCACATTCGGGTCGGCAAAGACTAATATCTTATGACCACCCCATTCTTCAATAAATGGAGTTCCCGTTACTTTTTCTATAGTCTTCATATTGGTTACGTTTCCTACCATTTTAAGCTGTCTGCCATCTTCACCAATTTCTTTGAAGTAAATGACCGGCTCTTTATCTTTTCTGCCTTTCTCTCCCGTTATCTCTTCGGACTTCACTGCATAATCAATCGTTAGTTCCTTGTCTGAGTCCATGCAATACCAGGCTCCAATATACTCTTTATTAAAGCACTTCTTCCAATGTGTTTTAGTACTCATATCCACCCTCTCCTTTATCTATAATTATTTGAGCGTTAAGCTGCTTTGTGCTTGTCATAAATGCTGTTTGCGTAAATGCCATAAGCTCAGCCATGTTATCAAACTTGAACACAAGCGAATTTTCTGGATTGAATATTGTCACATAGCCTGTTATCTTACTCATTGTTAGCCCTCGCTTTCTTGATTGCGTTCGTTACGATTTCAAGGATAAACTCTATGTCATCATAGCTAACCAACCAGTTTGGAATGCTCACAAGCTGATTGATAATCTTGCTTGCATACTTCATCATTACATTTAGCTTGTATGGTTGTATTGCGTTTAGCCCTTGCTCTGGGAGCTCAGGTGTGATATTATGAAATTGGATTTTGGCACTCTCTTGAGTGTCTTTTTTTATGTCTTTCATGCTTCCTCCTTTTGTCATCTATTTAGTATCCTTTCTGCATAAGCCTTTCCGTCTTCGGTATTGCCCGAATTGTATACGCTCAGTGCGTCCTCGTAGTTACCGTATTTGTCATATAGGTCTGACAAGATAGCACATCCCAAGATGACGTTCTCTTGTGGGTCGAATAGACTCACGATTCCTAGTTCTTCCATCCTTTTCTTGTGGTGCTTTGGTTGAATCTGCATTAGTCCGATTGATTCTCCACCGTCGCCTACCGCGTTAGGGTTGCCTCCTGATTCCTCCATGATTATTGCCTTGACGATGTTAGGGTCTACACCACTCCTAACAGCTATGTCGTCAATCATTTCGTTGCTAATGCCCTGAACATCAATCTGTATGTTGCTAACGACTTTGTATTCCGTCTTCTGATACACCTGAGGTGTGTCTATTGCCGTTGCTATACCGTTAAGCGTAAGCACTGCCGATATAAATAGCGTCGGTGGTATGATTGATTTAATCTTCATAGCGCTCTCCTTTCCAACATCTTGTATGACTTGTTGATACTGTTTATATCTAGTCCTGCCATGTCATATAAGACATCCTTGTTTAAATAATTGTCATGCTCGCAGTACATCTTGATTTCTCGCCTTGCCATTTCATCGCGAGTCAGCTTTACAATCTTTGCTGCAGTAGACCCTGCGCATCCGAATAATTTTTTCACATCGCTAGACGTGAAGTATGTTAGCGAGTGATACATCTCAAATGCTGTCTTTACATCCGCTCTCACGTTTGGAAATCTCATCTCGTAGCTCCTTTCTGTTGTTTTTTCTTAATCTCCTTCACACTGTATGGTGATACGAAGTAGCCAATAGATTGCCTTCAAAATCCCAGTATTGAACCATTATTTTAGATAAATCATCAGGAGTGCCTGCGCCTACAAGAGATTTTGTCCTTATAACTTGTATTACGCAGGCCTCATCAGTTCCACGTGGTCTTACCGCTGATACAAATTTCTTTTCTTCTTTCATCTCTCCTCCTTTCTCAGTTCCTACATCCCTTATGTAAGCCGATAAAACTAAATCCTTGCTATTCGAGCATATCGCCAATACAATATATCTATGCCGATAGGCAAGAAAGGAAGGTGGTCACATTGACCAAACTTTTGAACTTGCCCGCTCCCTTGATTTAAGGTCGCCTATTGTGGTCCCACAACACGTTAAACTGGGTAATGGCAGAATACTGATGCAGCGTAATGTTCGGGTACGTATAAGCCCAGGACCTT